CCATCAATTCTACCTTCTTACGATACAAAGCCGTGGGAAATCAAAGCTATTGATACTAGAGAAATTTGGCAATATGGTGCTTATACAGCGATTGGGTCATTAGACTTGATGTGTACTTCAATGGAAGTTCCATCACCAAAAGAGGGTGAAGTTACCGGAGATAAAGTACACGACGCATATTGGAACAAAGATATGTTAGAAGAAATATCTGCATATTGTGAACGTGACGTATTAGTCTTAATTGACATAATAAAAAAATTAAAAGAATTAGAATAATGTTTAACGAAGATTTAGATTTTTTAAAAAACAAAGCGGAAGAATTAAAAAAATTAGCGAATATTGATTTAGATGATTTAAGTTATGATGATATAATGAGTGAATTTGGTTTGGATTTAAAACAACTTGAAGAAGATATGTTAAATTCAAAAACAAGATTACCATTAGGATTTGTAAAAATTCATCCCGACGCAATAACCCCGAAATATAATTATGATAGTGATTCAGGTTTTGACCTACATTCTGTTGAAGATGTTACCATAGAAGCTTTCGGTCGAGCGTTAGTTCCTAGCGGACTATCCTTTGATATTAAAGATGGATATGAGATTCAAGTTAGGACTAAAAGTGGTTTAGCCATTAATCAGGGTCTTATGGTTTTAAACTCACCTGGAACTGTGGATTGTTTTTCAGAAGATATGAAAATACTAACAATTAAGGGTGAAAAAACGATAAATGAATTAAATCTTAATGATGTTATCTTTTCATTTAATGAAAAGACATTAGAAATTGAAAAAGATATTATTACCAACATTTTTAACACGGAAGAACAGGAAATAATTGTTTTTGAAACTGACAATGGAATATTAGAGGTTACACCTAATAGTGAAGTTTATACTAAAAGAGGGTTATTGTTGGCTAAAGATGTGAAAGAAAATGATGAGATTATTGTTTTTTATTAACCTGTGTAATATTTATCAATAAAGATAAAGGGTATAATGGTAAAATGTTTAATTTGTGGGGTAGAAAAAAAATGTTCAATTGTTGAACATTTAAAATTTGTACATCAATTAAAATCTGATGAGTATAAAAAAATGTTCTTTGGTTCAAAAGTTAAATCAGATGACGAACTATTAAAAATGTCGGATAGAGCCAAAAAAAATTGGAGTAGTCCTGAGTATAAAGAATCTCAAATTAAAATTAGAAAAATTACACATCAAGACCCAATTTTTAAAGAAAAGATGTCTGAAACTTTAAAGAAAAAACATAAAGAAAATCCGGAGTTATTCACAGGATTTACTCAATGGTCTAAAACTGAGAAATATAAAGAATGGGTTATATCAAAAGAACGAACAGATAAAATATCTAAAACTAGTAAAAAAAGATGGGAGAATGACGAATATCGAGAAAAAACCATCAATTCTATTAAGAAATCATTAAATGATGGAAGGTGTGATAAATCGTTAGAGTTTAGAGAAAAAATGTCAATAATTATTTCAAAATTATATGCAAATGGTACAATATCTAACGAATCAAATAAATATAAAACAGGTAAATATAATTCAAAAACAAATGAGGTATTTTTATATTCCTCATCATATGAATTGGAATCTATGGTATTATTTGATGATTCCAACAATATAAAAAGTTGGACTAATAAACATGGAATTAGAATTAAATATTTTTATAATAATTTAAATAGAAATTATGTTCCCGATTTTTTAGTTGAGTTTATAAATGGAGTTACTTATATTATTGAAATGAAAGGATGGAACACTGAAGAGGTTGATATTAAAGAATATTACACAAAAAAAACATACCCTAACTATAAAATATTCTATAGTGTTAACGAATTAAAACAATTTATAAATGAAAACAACTAAAATACTTAAAATTTCAAAAACAAGAAAACAAACTTATGATATTACCGTTGAAAATAATCATAATTTTTTCTGTAACAATCATTTAATTCATAATTGTGGTTATACCGGAGAAGTTAAAGGAATTATATTTAACACCAATAATCATCCTGTAACAATAACTAAAGGAATGAAATTTGGTCAAGCGGTGTTGTGTCCCGTTGTAAATGGGGGTTGGGTTCATTTGGACCAAAGAGACAAAGTTACAGATAAAGAAAGAGGTGATAATGGGTTTGGCTCAACAGGATTAATATGATAACAGTAATATACTCAACACATAAAGATGAACAATATAATAACAAATTTAAACAACATTTGTTACAAACCGTTGGTTTAAAAGACGTTCAAATTTTAGAATACAAAAACAATAATGAATTTAGTTTGGCTGAGATTTACAATAAAGGTATTTCTCAATCAATTTTTGATATTGTAATTTGTTGTCATAACGATATCAAATTAGAAAATGGTTGGGGAAAAAAATTATTAAAAGATTTTTCAAATAACCCTGATTATGGGATTATTGGAAAAGCCGGTTCTTGTTATTTTCCTGAATCAGGGGTGTACTGGGAACGTATGCAACAAACAATGGTGGGACAAGTTTATCACCATCCCGATGGTCAAAATAAATGGTTAAGTAAATATTCTTTAAAATTACCATATTTAATTCCAGTAGTAACTATTGATGGGTTATTTATATCATTTGATAAAACAAAAATTAATCATCAATTTGATGAAACAATTGGAAGATTCCATTTTTACGACCATTTATTCTGTATTCCTAATTATATAGATGGTATTAAAATTGGTGTAACATCTTCTTTTGAAATTACACATCAGTCCGTTGGGAGACCGAATCAAGAATTTTGGGAAAGTAAAGATAAATTTATTGAAAAGTGGGGAAGTAATTTGCCATTAGATTTAAAACCTGAAAAAATTTACATTCCTGAAATAAAAGAAAAACCAATTAAGAATATTGGTAGAGTTGCGGTTATAATCCCAACCAAAGGAAATGTTGAAATGTTAAAAGAATGTGTTGATTCATTTTACAATTATTGTAATTCTGAGTTATTTGATATTTTTATTGCGGACACCGGTTCTACGGATGATGAAAAAGAAATATTAAAAAACAATATAAAAAATTATAACAACATAAAACTAATTGAGTACGATTACTATAATTTTTCAAAAATTAATAATGATGTTGTAAAAAATCACGTAACAAATAAACACGAATTTTTATTATTCTGTAATAATGATATTAAATTATTAAATAATGTTATTTATGGAATGTTAAATATTTTTAAAACAACACCCAAAGTTGGTACCGTTGGGTGTCGACTTCATTTTGAAGATAATACTATTCAACACAACGGTGTTATTTTAGCTATAAATTCAAATAATATTTTTAATATTGGTCATGAAAATTTTAGTTGTTACTATAATTATATAATAAATAAAACAGAGGTTATTGGAAATACTGCAGCACTGATGATGATTAAAACAAATATATTTAAAGATAATGGTATGTTTAATGAGAATTATCTTGAGTGTTTTGAAGATGTAGAATTAAATTTTAAATGTGTAATAAGTGGATATAAAAATTATATGTGTGGTGATTTAGTTGGTTATCATTATGAAAGTAAAACTAGAAATAACGATAACAATAAATTAACAAAACAAAACGAAGATTACTTAAAAAGATTATTACCATTTTTAAATAAAAATTATCTTAAACTATTAAAACTAATTAAAAAAAATTAATGATAACGTTTTTAGCAACAGCATATAAAGAGACAACAGATTCTTATCAATTTATAAGTTCTTTAATATTACAACAAAACCCAAATTGGGAGTGTATAATTCATTGTGATGAAAAAAATGAATATCTTGAAAAGTGTGTTAATTTTTTTAATTCGGATAAAATAAAAGTGATATATAATGAAACACCAACGTCTTATTGGGGACATTTTAACCGAAAAAATACATTAGAATTAGTGAGTACTGAGTTTGTAATTCAAACGTCTATTCAGGACTATTATACACCTAACACCGTAAGTGAATTATTGTCAAATTTGACTGATTGTGATATGGTTATGTATAATTGTATCCATAACCATTTTAATTATAATGTGTTAGACTCTACACCTATTAGATGTAGAATTGATTGGGGTTCATTTGTCATAAGAACAGACATAGCCAAAAAAGTGGGGATTAATCATCCTGAATCACCATTTTGCGATGGTATTTTTGTTGAAGAATGTTTAAAACATCCAAATATAAGAACGAAAAAAATAAATAAAATATTAACTGTACATAATTAAATGAAGATATCGATTATTGGAACAGGGTGGGTTGGATGTCATTTGTCTAATGTGTTAAAAAACGAACACGATGTCACGCTATATGAAAAAAATGACAAAATATTTAATGGCACTTCTTACTATAATCAAAATAGATTACATTATGGTTATCATTATGCGAGAAACTACGAAACCAGAAATTTGTGTAAAACAACTTTTTATAGGTTTATAAACGACTATGGGTTTTGCGTGACCGATATTGATAAAAACTTTTATTGCGTACCTAAAAAATTATCTTTAATTGATTTAAACACATATTTAAAAATTTTTGATGAGTATCCGTCTGAATTAACTTCCCATAATTTTAGTAATACTGAAGGATGTATTTTAACAAATGAAAAACATATTAATTTTAAAAAAGTTAAAAATTATTTTCAAAAAGAATTAGATGGGTTAATAAAATATGAAACAATAGATAATGTAAAATTAGAACAACTATCTAAAAACTCGGATTTAGTTATTGATGCGACAAATAATTTTATGGGATTAATAAATACTGATTTTTTTTATGAGTTAACCATAACATTAATTTATGATAAAATTAAATCAACTAATTTCGATTCTGTGACATTTGTTGATGGTGAACTATTTTCTATCTACCCTTATAAAGATAATAAGTTTACATTAACCGATGTTAAATTAACACCATTAAAAAAGTTTTCATCAGTTAATGAAATCGATGAATATAAAAAATTAATAAATGATGAATTTATTTTAAATAAAATTAAAGAATTTGAAAATCGAGTTATGACATTTATGCCGGAATTCAACGAATACTTTAAATATGACTCTTATTTTTTATCAATAAAAAGTAAAGTAAATGATGAGTCGGATAGTCGATATCCAGTAATAAAACAAACAAACAATATAATTTCATGTTTTACCGGAAAAATACAAGGAATTTATATTATTGAGGATTATATTTTAAACATAATTAATAATGACAAATGAAGAATTATCGTTTCTATTTAACAAATACTTGAATAGAAATTTTACAAACCATGAACTAATTGTTCATGGTAAAAAAACAGTAAGTTTTTTAGAAAATGAAATATTAAATTGTAACGAATATTTAAAATTACCCACAAGAAATACTAACATAAATGATTTGAAAGTTGCCATTTTATTAAGTGGTCATATCAGAAAAAACTCAATATTAAAAGGGATAAATCAATTTTGTAATAATGAAAATTTTCATGTTTTTATACATACATGGGATAATATAGGATTGAAAGGTAGTGAAACCTTATTAAACGATTTATCCGCCGAAACTTCCGTGATTTCTGAAATAAACAAATTCACTAATATGAAAAACCATGAAATAGATAATAATAAATATTGGATTGAATCTCAAGAAATTAAAGATAACTATTTTAATTTTTCATCTCCAGAAATTTTTATTAAATCTCAATTATATTCTATTAATAAATCATATAAATTAATGGAACAATATTCAAAAGAAAATAATATTGAATATGATGTGGTTTTAAAAATAAGATTTGATTGTGATATGACAGAATTTAATTTAACAGATAAAATAATCTCAGACATAAAAACTCATGATATTATTTTTACCCCTAATATTGATAATCAACATACTCACATGGACTATGGTACATCTTGTTGGGCATGTGACAGTTTATATTATAAACATAATAGAAAAATGGTTCATATTTTTGACCACACAAATGTTATATGTGATTTATTTGCGTATGGGAGTAAAGATTCAATGAAACAATATTGTGATTTATATAATAATTATGATGAACTAAACAAATCTTTTTTTGATAAAAATCTAAAGCAATTTAAAAGAGTCCCTAAAAATATTGTTCATGAAGGTGGTAATTATAACTTAAAAGGTCATGAAGGTCACGTAGATTCATTATATTATTACTATTGCTCATATCCGGAAAGATTACTACAATTTCAATTAAAAGATTATATGTTAGTTCAATCAAAAGAAATTAAATTAAACTTAGTTCGATGAAAATATTAATAGGAAACACCGGTTTAGTAGGGCAAACTTTAAAAGAAAGTATAAATTTTGAATTTGAATATAATTCAAAATCAATTCATAATTATTTACCACCTGATGGATGTGACTTGTATTTATCTTGTTTACCTTCAACAAAATGGTTAATTAATAAAGATACGAAGTCAGATATTGAAACTGTGGTAGACATTATTAAATTAATAGGCGATGTTAAATATAAAAATGTATATGTAATATCTACGATTGATGTATATGGGAATTCACCTGTAGGTGTTGACGAAGATTTTGAACCAATATTCAAAGATTTTTCTTATGGGTCGAATAGATATCTTTTTGAAAAAATGGTTGTAAAACACTTAAACTATGAGAATGTAAAGATTTTTAGATTACCAGCTTTATTTAGTAAAAATATTAAAAAAAACATATTATACGATTTATTGAATAATAATAACATTCATATGATTAATAAAAATTCATCATTCCAATGGTATAATTTAAATGATTTGGTGAGTGATATAAATTTGTATGGTAAAAATTACTCTAACGAAATAGTTTTTAATTTATTTACGGAACCATTGGAAAGTGAAGAAATCATTAATTTATTCCCGTCTCATAAAGAAAAAGTTATACATTCCGAAATTAAAATACAGTACGATTATACGACCAAATATTCGTCAACCGGATACATAAAACCTAAAGAGGTAATATTAAATGAAATTAAAAAATTGGTAAACGAAATTGCTCTTAAATAATATTATAAAGTCATTCTATTTGAATGATTAGATTTTATTTTTTCCATTGAGATTTCAATTGGTAAACACTTGTCACTAAAATAATTTATTTGGTTAAACAATGTTTCATGGTTTTTAATCTTGTTAACATAATTATTTGTATCTAATAGTTCTTCAGTTAATATTTCATCAACAATTTTTGAGTATTCTATATTGGAAATACCTTCCTTATTTGGTAAAACTAAACAACTTTCTTTTAAATCAATATCTTTAGTGAATATTTTTTGGTATAATAACAATTCTTCTTCGGATAGTATTGGTACTATATTATAAGCAAAACACTGATAAAAAGATATTCTAGTTGGGGTATCCCCTCTTAACACAAACAAATATTTTGTTTTCATTAATTCCTCTTCTATATTTAACATACTACCAATATAAACTTCTGTTTTTAATTGTAGTATAAAACTTCTAATTCTATTAAGTAATGGTCTAGACTCTGAATGTAAAGAACCAATAAATGTTAGGTCATATTTTTTTTCACAACTTATAATTTTTTTTATAGAAGGAAGTGAAAATAAACTATTACTATTCAACACATATGGAATCGTAATTATTCTGTCGTATGTACCCATTTTAAAAGTTGTGGTAGTATTAAAAAAAGATACCTCATCCTCATAGCTTAAAATAAAAATATCCTTGTCGATTGATTCAAAAGAAGTTTCAAATAAAACATAACTATATAAAATAAAATGCGGAATTTTTAAATTTGATTCTACGTTATTTTTAATAAAATTATCCCAATAAAATTTAATAAAATTTTCTTTATACCCAACACCAAACGTAGGTGGTTGAACTTTTGGGATTAAATCAGAATACTTGTCATAACTTTTTAAATGAATAAAAAGTTTGTTATGATTACTAGGGGTTATAGACCCATAAATCAATCTAATAAAGTCTATCGGTATGAAAGCAATATCAGATTCATTGATATCATCAACCACTTCATATTTTAATTTTAGTTTATCCAAAAATATATTGTATAAATCCATTTCAGGTGGTAAGGACTCAAAAAATGACATAATTTTTTCTAATTCTTTGATATTATAAATAAAAATCTTCATACTTATTAAATATAAGTCTATATGTCTAATAATAAATGTTTTCACATATTAAATATTAATCCCGAATTTAATTCAGACTTATTACCAATACACATAAATGATAATGAAATAATTAATAATCATTTTATTAAATTTGACGATTATAAATTTTTACGGTCACAATATTCTTTAGAGATAGTGTTACATAATATGTTTAGAGAACACAAAAATTTAATAAATAATTATGAAAATTCTGACATCGTATTCATCCCTATTTATTTATTTTGCACCGCATGGTCAAAGAAATATTTTTATGATGTTAATCAAATAATTAATAAAATAAATTTAATCTTACCGTTAATTAATAACTGTGTTAATGATGGTAAAAAAGTTATTATTACTTATTCAGATGTTATGTGGGAGGATAATAGATGTTTTTTAAATTACTTTAATTTCCATGAAAACATTTATGTTATTTGTTATGAAGATGTGATAAGTACAAACAATCAAATCCCGGTACCATATTGTACTCATATTAAAAAAAACCCAAAAGATTATATTATACCTCAAAACATTAACAAAAAACACTTAATAAGTTATGCAGGTAGATATAGAAAAGAAATTGATTACTTTAATAATATTCAGGTATTAAATACAAATACAGTAATCGATGATAAATGGATTAGCATTAATAATGTGGACACATACAATGAAATTGATGAGCTTTATTTAAATAGTCATTTTTCGTTACAACCACATGGGGATAAACAATCGAGAAAAGGGTTCTATCATAGTTTATTACTTGGATGTATACCCGTAATATTTGATGACAATTATGGTATATATGAAAAAGTGTTAAATGGCATTGTTAATATTGAAGATATTTCTGTAATATTAAACAAACATGAAAACAATTTTGAAGACGTATTGAATAAAGAATTAATAAACATTAATTCAAAGATTGAAAATATTAATAAAATAAAACATTTATTATTGTACGATGAGAATGATTTATCAATTGTTGATTTTATTTTAAATAAAATTAAATTTTAAAATATACAAATATATTAAAAATATGAAATTATCATTAAGTAACTTAGCGTGGGATATCTCCGATAACGACCAAATCTTAACTATATTAAAGACTAAAAATATTCATAATATTGAAGGTGTTCTAACTAAAATTAATGAATGGGATAAATTATCTAACGATGTTTTAATAGAGTATAAAAAAAAGTTAGACTCTTACAATATTAAAATGGAGTCAATTCAGTCAATATTTTATGATGTTAAATGTGATGGAATTAAAGATACGAAAATAGTTTATAAACATATTGACAGACTAATTGAAATATGTAAAATATTAGGGGTTAAGGTTATGGTTTTTGGGTCTCCTACCATTAGAAATGGAATCGTTGATGATTCGTTATCTAAAATATTTAAAAGGATTGATAATTCACTTAACAATACAGGTATTGCTCTAACTATTGAACCTAACTCTAAAGTTTATGGGGGGAATTATTTTTATAATATAGAAGAAATTGTTGATTTTATTAAAAATAATAAATTTATTAATATTAAAACAATGATTGATACCCATAACTTAAAATTAGAAGGTTACGACCCAATTATTGAATTAAGTAAGTATTATGACTATATTAATCATATACATATTTCGGAAATAAAATTGACACCAATTATAAATCCTGATATACATATAAATTTCTCAAATGAACTTAAAAAATTAGGATATAATCAAATAATCACATATGAGGTTTTAAAATGTGATAATATTGAATCTGAAATAAAAAAATTTGTTGAGATTTACAACTAAACAATTAAAAAAATAAAATGGCTGAACAGCGAAAAAAGAAACCAACAACAACTCCGAACTCGGAAGTGACCGGTAAACCGGTAAGTAAAAAAGATTTAATTGCTCAAATTATTAAAAGAAAAACTAAAGAAAAGTTTTTAACTTTAAATCAAAAAAAATATTACGATACTTTAATTGACAGTGAAATCACAGTTTGTTCGGGACCAGCGGGTGTCGGTAAAAGTTATATAACAATGAAAGCTGCGATTGACTTACTTTCAGACCCAAAAACCCCTTACGAAAAAATAATAATTGTTAGACCAGCTGTTGAGGCTGAAGAAAAATTGGGTTCACTACCAGGTAATGTTGAAGAAAAGTTAGACCCATATATCTTCCCATCTTATTACCTATTAAATAAAATTATTGGTAAAGAATGTCGAGAAAAACTTAAAGAGATTGAAGTTATTGAAGTGTTTGCGTTAGCGTTTATGAGAGGTATGAATATTGACAATTCAATATTAATATTTGAAGAGGGTCAAAATGCGTCCCCGAGTCAAATGAAACTTCTTTTAACAAGAATAGGTTATAATAGTAAATTTTTTATATCAGGAGATGTTGAACAGTCTGATAAATATAAAAATAAAACATTAAGTGGGTTATGGGACGCAATTGAAAAATTTAGAGATGACGACTATGTTTCCACATTTGAGTTTAAAGATAAAAATGATATCGTTAGAAATCCATTAATAAGTAAAATATTAGAAAAATACGAAGATAAATAGAATTAAAAACATTAATTTAATAGAGAAGATAAGTGACTATATTTTAGTTTACTTATCTTTTTTTTTATATAACTTTTATTGATATGAGAATCGGTATAGAAATTAATGGAGTATTACGAAATACTTTGGGGAAAATTGAACAAACTTATCAAAAATTTTTAATTGATAAAACAGATGGTATAGAGAATGAAGACTCTTTTGAATATAAGATGACTTATCCGATAAACAGTTTAACGTTAAATGAACATTTCTCATTTCCGGATGAAGATGAATTATTTTCATTTTTATATGAAGAATTTGCTATGGAAATTTTTGGTCACGCACAGTCTTCAGAATATAACACTTTTACTGATTTAAACGAGGTTTACGTCTCTTTAAGAGATAATAATGATTTACTGATAGTTTCTGATGAAATAGGTAAATCAAAACCTGCATCACTATTCTTTTTATCCAAATTTGGTTGCCAATTAGAAAAAGTAAAATTTTATAGTAATTCAACAATTAATTCAATGTGGGATGAAATTGATATTTTACTTACATCAAATCCCATCTTATTATTGGAATATCCCTCAGATAAAATATTAATAAAATACGACACTGAGTATAATGAGAATATTAACACAATCCATTCTATAAAATCAATAAAAGAATTGGAGGATAAATTAAAACAAATTTTAGAATGTTAAAAGTATTAGGAGAAAACTATTATGTAGATTTGGATAAAATAGATGACTATGTCCAAATAAAACCAAAAAAAAATATCACATCAGGTGATACTGAAGGTACCGCCATTAGTATAATTAAATATGAAACTATCAAGTTAATGTTAGAAATAATTATGGATGAGCCTGAAGAGATTGACGAACAATTAGGGGCTAAAGGAACTAACAATTTATCTATACCCTTTAAATTAGCGTTTAATACTCTATTATATAAAAAATTACTAAATAAAATATAATTAATATGACACAAGAACAAATTACAAAGCTAGAACAGTCAATTCAAAACATGAAAGATAAAAAATCGAGAATTTATCTTTTAGTACAAGACACTAAAGGTAATGCAAAAGCCTCTGTTGCTTACATATACGATTTAGGTATGACATTACTAAAAATTGGATATAATCCAATTATCTTACACGAAACACCGGATTATACTGGTGTTGGAGAATGGTTAGGTGAAGAATACATGACATCATTACCTCATAAAACTATTGAGGGTCAAAATTTGGAAATTGCTCCTGAAGATTTAATTGTTATTCCTGAATTATATGGGTTTGTTATGAGTCAAATTGCAAAGTTACCTTGTGGTAAAATTGTATTATCTCAAGCTCACGACCATATTTTGGAAACTCTACAACCAGGTCAGACATGGTCGCAATTAGGGTTTTATAAATGTATAACAACATCTGAAACTCAAAAAGAATATATTGAAAATCTTATGAGAGGCATTTCAATTGATGTGTTAAAACCATTTATTTCAGATAAATTTAAACCTAATCCATTACCAGCAAAACCAATTATAGCGATTCACGCTAGAGAACAAAGAGAAGCTGTTAATATGATTAAAAGTTTTTACATTAAATTTCCACAATACAGATGGATAACTTTTAGAGATATGAGAGGATTAACTATTGACGAATTCGCAACAGCGATGAAAGATTGTTTCTTATCTGTTTGGATTGATGAGACAAGCTCTTACGGTACATTCCCATTAGAATCGATGAAATGTAAAATACCGGTAGTTGGTTTAGCACCAAATTTGGTACCTGAATGGATGAATGAAGATAACGGTATTTGGGTAAACAATAAAACTCAAATGGTTGATTATGTTGCCGACTTTTTACAAAATTGGTTAGAAGATAGTATTAATGAAAATTTAGAACAAGAAATAATTAAAACATCTGAAAATTTAAGTACTAAAGAAGATTTTGAAAAAATAGCGACAAATTTATTTGAAGGATATCTAACAAAAAGATTAGAATCATTTGAAGAACAATTAAATAAACTACAAACAATAGAAGAATAATATGGAAAATTACTTTGACGTATCAGTTATATTACCGATTAAATCAGCGACCGCACCATTTTTTGAAGA